CACATGATCGGCGGCTTGGGCAAAGCAGCGACAGGATCTCTTCGCGCCCTCCTCGACAGTGCCGCATTCGCAAACATGCAGGGTGGCTTTAAGCTGCGTGGCCGTGTTCAGGGCGGCGACATGCAAATCAGCCCCGGCGAGTTTATTGATCTCGACAGCACAGTTGATGACGTGAACAAGGCAATCATGCCGCTGCCATTCAAGGAGCCATCAAGCTCCCTGTTCAACCTGCTTGGCTTTATGGTCGAGGCGGGTCAGCGGTTTGCCAGCACGGCAGATCTCAATATCGGTGACGCAAATCCAAACGCCCCAGTCGGCACGACTGTCGCCCTGATCGAACAGGGATCGAAGGCGTTTAGCGCAATCCACAAGCGCCTGCACTACGCGCAGGGTCAAGAGTTCAAACTTCTTGCGGGACTGAACGCTGAGAATCTCCCCGATGAGTTCAGCTTTTCGCAGGCAGGAGCTGCGGAGATTATCTATCGTTCCGACTTTGATGACCGGATTGACATTGTTCCAGTGTCTGATCCTAACATCTTCTCGACAGCCCAGCGCATCGCGCAGGCTCAAGCTGTCTTGGAAATGGCGCGATCAGCTCCGCAGCTTCATGACCTATACCAAGCGTATAAGCGTATGTATGAGGCGATCCGAATACCCAACATTGATGAGATCCTAAAGAAGCCTGAAGAGGCGGTTCAGATGGATGTAATCGATGAGAACATGAGCGTTCTCTATGGCAAGCCAATCCGCGCTTTCCCAGAGCAAGATCATGAGGCGCACATTGCGGTTCACATTCAGTTCCTGCAAGATCCGTCCTTGGCTGGCAATCCCGGCGCGAAGGCAATGCAGCCTGTGTTGATCGCTCACATCGCAGAGCATATCGCGCTTTTGTACCGTCAGCGCATGGAGGCAAGCATCCAGATGGAGATGCCGCCAATGCCAAACTTCAAAGACCCAGACTTCAGGTTTGGTGAGGTTGACCCACAGATGGATCTTCTGATTAGCCAACGCGCAGCTCAAGTTGTGGCGGCAGCTCCTCAGATGAAGCAAATCCAAGCACTGGTAGGCATGGGCGGACAGGGTGGCCAACAGCAGGGCAATCCGCTGCAATATGCACAGCAGCTCGCGCAGCTTGAGACGGAGGCTCTGAAGGCCCGTACAACGGCCCAGATCGAAGCAGATCAGGCCAAGGCAAGGTCTGGCATTGAGATCAAGCAGGCTGAAGCGCGTCAGGACATGGAGATCGACGCAGCCAAGGCGCAGCAAGACATGCAGGCGAAGATCATGAGGCTGGAGGCTGACTTGCAGCTAGAGCGTGAGAAGAATGCAGCTAAGATCCAGATGGAGATGATGAAGAATGTACCCCCCACAATATAATTTGCCTCCAGTCGATCCCTCTGCCTTTGGCGGTTTGCCACAAGAGGGTGGACCGCCACATCCGCAGGGTGGGCCGCAGGGTCAGCCCCCAATGGATATGAACAAGTACCTGATCGACAAGGTTATGGAGATCAAGCGGCGCATGGGTGGGGGTGAACCCGGTGCGCTGGGCGCAATTACAGAGGCCATGATGCAGCAATCGCAACCACAGCAGCCTCAACCGCAGCAACAGCAAGTGGAGATGGTATAATGGGTGGATTTTGTGGTGGTGGGTCTGGTGGTGTTGGTTCAGCTAATACACCAAGCGGTAGCGATAAAAACCCACCAACTAATAGCTTAAAGGAAAGCCTTGCCAACTTTTTTACCCCCGACGACAACATGGAATACCGTGGTGGTAAACTTGTAAATGTTGATAGTTCAGGGGCTTCTACTGGCGCTGCTGAAACTGGCGCAAAGACTTGGTACGGGACAGTGGGTCAGGCTAATGACCCAAGCAACGATAACCCCAATAGAGACATCAGTGGTAACCGTCCTTCTAGTGTACAACCTAGAACTTTCACCCAAGAAGATTTGGGCGCGTTGACAACAGTAAACTCTGGCAGAGAAGATTTGGCCAATATTTTTACACCTTTTGATGGTGCTAAATACGTTGGCGGAAACTTAGTCGAAGAGGCGACTGGGCAATCCCTAACGGGCGGTGGCTTCATTACCAATAAATCTGGAGCTAAAGATTACATCTACGGCGTCTCTGATGACTTCAGCAACAACGCCCCACCAAAGCAAGGCAAAATGTCAAACCAAGATTATGCCGTTGCGCTGCAAAAGTTTAAGATACGCCAGTCGCAGCTTGAGAATATCCCACCAAGCGACCCAGCTTACTTTAGCTCTTTCTTACCGGGGCTGACCATCCCACTTGTCGGCGGTTACCTTGGCGAAAAGATGCTTGAAGGCGGCATTAATGACAGACGCGCAATGATGGATCAGCACCAAGCTGCCCTAAATGCTGGGGCAAAAGCAGATATGAAAGACGGTGTTTACAGGGGATATTTTGGTGATGACGGATTTGTCCCTTATGTAGAGAACAAAAAGCAAGACCCCATGACAGACGCCAGCATTGGCGCGTTGAATATGGGCAATGATGGCAATCAACAACCTACCGCAGCTTGGCCTCCTGAGACTGGCATGGGCGGCGGGACGGTTGTTCCAATTTCTGATTTAAATCAACCAGAACGGATGACAAGCTATGAACCAATCCCAATGGACCCAGACACAATAGTTTATGCAAGCCCGTTGTATGAGAAGTTTCAATCTGAGGTTCTGCCGGGCATACAACAACAAATGCCCAACATGACCCAAGAAGACATTGATGAAGCGTTTCGGATATACAGAGACAGACAAAACTCAGTGGTAGCAAATTAGTTGAAAACATCGTAAGCATAGAAAAAACATAGGAGGCCGTAATGCCTAATATCACAGAAAACCCAGACTACCGATTGGTCATGACATTTCTTCAAAACATTCGCCCCGGTGATATGGATCAGGAGTCATCAGAGCAATTGATGATGATTGGCCAACGCATTCAAGCTGGCGGCGCACTTACTGACCGTGAGCGCGAGATGTTTGAGGCGGTTGTTGGCAACATGCCTAGCTACGCTCCAGCTAATAATTTTGGCTCAATGTCAGAAGGCGAAGCTAGATTGCCAATGGATCAAGTTTCAATGGGCGGCATGTCCGAAGGCGAGATGAACTTGCCAATGCAAAATCAGATGCCCAGCCAAGACGGCGAAACATATGGCCCATCAAGCGGCGTGACCGTTGCCCCGTCCAACGTCATGAGCATGGATGATGCAATTGCCGCAGGTCTTGTTAACCCAACGCGCCCACAGGCACGTCCAGCTCCAATGCGCCCACAAGCGCGTCCAATGCGATAGGAGGCCATCATGGCTGAAGTTAACGTAGAAAACATGGAAGACAACGCCAAGATGTTTGAGCATAAAATGGGCTTTGCCCATGATGCTGACGGCTTGGATATGAGCGACGAACAGTTGGTCAACTTCCTCCTGATGTGCCAGCACGGCATGGGCGATGACGATGAAGAGTACGAAGAAGAGTACGATGACGAAGAAATGATGGAGATGCCAGATGGCAATGATGTCAAGGTCAAAGTCATGAAGCTCGACGGCGGCAACGTCCATGAGATGATGAATAAACTTCTGGGGGGCTGATATGCCTGTGATGAAGGTCAAGGGCGGCTATCGCTGGGGAAGCAAGGGCAAGGTCTACAAGACTAAAGCCGAAGCAACCAAGCAGGGCCGCGCGATCAGGGCCGCTGGGTATAAGGGCAAGAAGAAGGTGACAACGTAATGGCTAGAATCGGTGGTTTGTCTACAAAAAATGCGCCTAGACCTGTAAACGCTCCTGTCGGCAAGCAATCTATGAAACTAACAGCAGAGGATAAAAGCCTCCTGCTTGATTTCGTTCCTGTTGTTGGTGATATTAAGGGTGCTTACGAAACAGTCGATATGATTGCTAGTGAGCTTGAAAAAGACGATCCCAACTATGCCTTGATCGGCATTCTTGGCGGCGTTGGAGCTGCGGCCACAATCATTGGATTAGTCCCCGGTATCGGTGACGTTGCCCAAAAAGCAATTATGGCAGGGGCTAGAAGTGTTGCTAGTGGCGCTAATAAAATCGTTGATGCTATGCCAACGTATGACCCTAGTACGCTAGGTTCTATGGGTGGCAATATATTTGCTGAAAAAGTAGGATCAACTGATCTTTTAGGAAATCCAATTGGGAGTATAAGCCAATTATCTACAAATAGAGTTCCCGGCGCAGATCCAAGTTTTGGCCCAACTGGTCGAATATCAACCCGTGTTCCTACCGTGGGAACAGAAAAAACAGGCGGCGTGTTTCCTGCTGAAGAAGTATACAGCGGCGGTCTTGTGATTGATAAGGCAGCTATGGACGCTGGCGGCACAACAGAAAAGAATATGGACTTTCTAACTAACGCTAGAAAGAATCCTGATAAGAAAAACCCATATGTTGATAACGAAACATATTTCCCCGGTTTCGCTGGTATACAGGGTTTACCTCCAGAAGATGCTGCTGATTTTGTTAGCGCAATGCAAAAAGAAAATTTAAATTGGGTCATGGATAAACTACCACCCCAATTCCAAGACCGGGCAAAATTATGGTATGTTGGTGCAAATCGTTTTTCTGAAGAACTTGCAATCAAGTACGGTGTACCTAGATCGTCTATGTCTGGAGCAATTGCAGCTCTGTCCCCTCAAATGGACTGGTTTAAAAATGCCTCTTTGGCAGAGCGTGTTGCTGATGCGGTAATTAGTAAAAGAACTTTCCCTTGGTCATCTGAAATGACGGATGTGGCCGATAAGTATCCAGCCTTTAAAGATAAAGGCAATGCAAAGGTATGGGAAAGCATTAAAGGAAAAACATACGACGAACTCGAAGACACAATGCAAAAAGCAATGTGGGTTAGAGCATATGATGAAGCTCACAACCCTAAAACCTATCGCGCTTTGACTCCAGAAGGTGACCTTGCAGATATTGTTTTGACAGGGAAAGGCGTCCCTGCAAACATTGGTTGGGGTGGATTTGGTGAAATTGAAAAGGCTGTAAAAGCAATCGAAAGCAATGGAGATTTTAGATCCATTTCCGATGCAATGGGCGATAGACACAAAGTCAGAAACTTTTTCAACAATATAGAAGTTCCCTTTTCAGATATGGGCGATGTTACAATTGACACTCATGCTATTGCTGCTGGGTTGATGCGGCCATTAGCTGGGTCTGATCAATTGACAACGCAAGGACTGGGAATGGCTGGCGGGTCTTCTAAGGCTACGGGTGCAAAAGGCTTGTACGGCTTGACGGCAGACGATTACAGGGCCGTTGGTGCGGATCGTGGGCTTTTACCTAGAGAAACACAATCAATTGTCTGGGAAGGCATAAGAGGTCTTTTCAACAATAAAAGCCTAGACAATAAAACCAAGATAAACTCCATATGGACTGCTGTTGATCGTGGTGACTTAACCCAACAGCAGGCTCTTGATTTAATTGAAGAGGCGTCTGGCGGATTTAGCAGCACAAGCTGGATTAATGAGCCTAGACCTAAAAGATCTATAGCTGGCGGTGGCACAACAATGTTTGGTGTTCCTTTAGGAGGCATTGCCCTTGGTACGCTACCATCTGACGATCAGCAACTTCCAGAGGAGAATGGCATCTAATGGCTAAGAAACCAAAGAAAAAACCAGCGGGACTATACGCCAACATTGCAGCAAAGAAGAAACGCATCAAGGCTGGATCTGGCGAGACAATGCGTAAGGTTGGGGCCAAGGGCGCACCAGCCAAGGGCGCGTTTAAGGCTGCGGCTAAGACCGCGAAGAAGCCTAAGAAGGCGAGGAAAGCATAATGGGTATCATCAAGCAAGACCAGATTGATTCTTTGCATGTAGAAATGTTGAAAGAACAACTTGTAGCGCACAACGCCATGCAGGAATATCTTGAAGACGAAGCCATAGAGCAGCAAATTGAAGACGAAATCATAGAGGGAACAGCATAATGGCTAAAGGCGTTAAGCACTACTTTAAGAACGGCAAAGAGCATAAGGGCGCTACCCACAAGGACGCCAAGGGCAATGTTATGTCTGGCGCAAAGCACACTGCCTCCAGCAAGTTTCTAGTCCACAAGAAGGATTTGTCGGCTACAGCTAAGAAGATGGCCAGCTAGTAATGGCAACCTACAAAGGTAAGAGCGTCAAGCTGAACAACCCACGCCGCATATCCAAGGGCGAAACTTCTTACGGCAAGAAGAAGTCTGTGGTATATGTGACGGACGGTGATAAGATTAAGCGCGTTACCTTTGGCGATCCTAAAATGACCATCAAGAAAACGCAGAAGGGCCGCAGATCTAACTTCAGGGCGCGTCACAACTGTGATGAACCCGGTCCAAAAACAAAGGCCAGATACTGGTCATGTAAGGCGTGGTGATATGGCTGAAAGAGTATTTGCAGACGGTGCATTCAATGAAGATGGAAGCCCGAACATCCCATCGCAGGCATATGCTGATTATTTAACTAATTATTACGCTGAAAACCCTATGGTTCCTCGCGCAGACCCCGTTGGATATGTAGCACCGACAGCAACTCAAAAAGAAAAGCCTCTAAGCAACTACGGCTTTGATGTGGCAGGCGAATATTTAAGCAACGCTGGTCAGATGTTTAAAAATGCGGCTACGGGGCAAGGCGTGGCAACTATGATGCCAGAGATGGCTTTTTACCCCGGTGGGCCAAAGGGCGCTCAATATGTTTATGGTGGCATTGCTGACGCTGGCCTTGGGTTGTTCAGCACCATTGTTTCTGGATTGGGAGCTGGGGCTGGCTTTGTGGCAGAGCAAATGCCGTTTCAGACCGAGAACCAAGAAGACAGGCTTTCCAGAGATCTATTGGCTGGTGTTGAATTTGCAGAGGTATATGCAGCTCCATATCTAGGCATATTTAGCAGGCTAGGAAAGGCGTCCAAAGTTGCCACAGCGGCAAAAAGATTGCCTGAACCGCCAGCGGCAATTACCCCCGACATGCCAGCAGATACGCCACAATTTGGCGCTTTAGCAGCACAACAACAGCAACTGGACGCCGTTGACGATGACTTCATACCCATAGCCAACTTTGAAGAGATAGAAGCACCGCGTCTATCAATGGAAGAGCTGGGTGCGCGTCTTCGCGCCCAACAGCCAGACGAACTTACAGACGCGGAAATGGATGACGCTGTAGCTGATCTAATCTTGGATGAAGATTTGGCTCCAGATGATGTTGTGCAGCCAATAAACACTGATTGGTTTAACGGCGGGTTGGAAGAGTTAGTGGCTCGAAACCGTGCAGCGGCCTTTACGCGAGAAGATGACCAACTCTTAAATGATTTGGAGCTTACGGATGCTGACTTCAGCGAGATAGATGAAGCCAACGCTGCGTATGATCGCATGTTAAATGAGCGCATTGATATAGCACTCGACAGTCGCCCAGAGTATCAAGATCCGTCTGTTCGATTGGGTGTGCAAACTCTTAGGGAGTCAGGGCAGCCCCCAAGCGTGGTTGAAGAGTATTTAGCTGGCATAAGAAAAGAAAAAGGTCCAGTATACCAAATCTCAGATGCTCAATATGCTGATCAATTGCGTGATTTGTACGCAAGATACAATTTGCCGATACCCAAAACAGAAGCAGAAGAACGCGCAGCGGATCTTATAATCCAAGTTGCTACTGGAGAGCCTATAGATCAATCCATGCGCCGTAGGATTGATCTTGATTACTTAAAGGAACACGCCACTCCGACTGTCTTTAACCAAGCCAAGCCCACGATCCAAGAGGCGCTTGAAGCTGAGAGGCAGTACGGTGTCCTTAATGATGTGAGCGTGGGCCAAGAGACAGACATGGGTGCGCTGACAGGCGCTTTTGGTAACAATAGTTATATTCCTACCTTTAGCCCATCAATGAAGGCAGCGGAGAATCTTCCACAAGAAAAGGGTGCGTACAAATCTCTGAAGAAGTGGATGCTAAAGAACGGCGCTAAAGCTAAAGAGCTGGAATGGTCTGGAGCTGATGAGGCTTTTGAAGGTCGCACAGACGTTACTAAGACTGAACTGATACAATACCTAAATGAGAATAAAGACTTAGTGGAAGCAGAAAGAAAAATAGCGCAAGGCGTTTTGAGATCAGAGGGTGGCGACACCCGTATGGCTGTGGAAAACTACATAGATGACAATCTTGTAGACAGGTTTGATCTGTTACGAGAAAACTTTGAACAAGATTGGGAATATGGCACTGATTTTGAAAGCATATCTGACTATGTAGCTGCTGGAAATTATGAGGGTTTAGATCAAATCGCAGAGTTTATGGATGGCGTTGAAGATGGCGCAGCATTGGCTGAAAAATATCCTGATGGTTGGATTGGAGACTATAATCCAATGAACAAGCAATGGTCTATTTATTCTGATAAAGACGCAGCCATAGAGGCTGACGCTCCTGACTTTAATGATATGGCCCGTGAGTCATTACAGGAAGAGTTGGATGAAATGGAGCAATACGATCCAGAGCTTTATGGTAGAATGATCTTTGGTGATGCAGGAGCATCTGCTGATACAAGCGAACTAGAATACACAAAATACTTCCCATCAGGCGGTACGAATACAGCAGAAACCACATATCAGTTCAGAGATCCGACAGGCAGATTGCCTGATGATTACTTCAAAGAAACTCACTTTGAGGAAACTGGAAGAGATACAAACTTAGTTGCTCACGTCAGAACGGCTGAGTTTCCTGTCGATGGTGGCGGGACAGCGTATCACGTTGGAGAAATCCAATCTGATGCCGCTCAAGCCCTTAGAGATAAAGACAAGCAAACTGGGGAAGTAACAAAATATACTCCAAGAACTCGTGAACAAGAAATCCAAATGGGTGAATACCGTTATTTATCTGAGCAACTTAGTGACGAAATAAAGGGTGCTGAAGATGATCTGAATAGGATTGTATTTGGTGATGATGTCGGGTTGGGTACTGTATTCCGCAGAGAGCAATATCCAGAGAAACTTGCAATTTACAAAAAAATTATAGCTGACTTTAAAAACAAACAAAGTGGCGTTGACATTAATAATGTTAGAGATGGTCAGGTTTGGCGACCAGACCAACTACTAGATAATCGCACGTTCTTTGGCCACGTCAGGGGAAATATGAGCAACTATCGTTCAGAATTAGATGATTTCGCTCAATACATATTCACAACTGACAATATCCCCTCTGATTATGTTGATTGGGCTAATTCATATGCTCAAAACGTCCCTAAAATAGATTCATTATCGTCAGGTCTCAAAAGGTTCGACAATCAAAACTTTTCAAAAACCAAGACTGGCGCACCTTTCATTGAAAGCACAGATACATGGGTTAACATGACCTTAAAGCGTCAATTGATGGATGCTATTGAAAGCGGGGCCGATTACATCACTTTGCCAAACCCAGAGATGGTCAAGAAATATACCTATGGCGATCTTGAGGGTCACAGGGCTTTCTACGGTGAAATCGCTCCAAGCAACCTACTTGATATAGCAAAATCTTATGATCCAGACGCACAGCTAGTAGGAAAAGTGATAGAGACATCATCAGCATTAGAGGCCGTTACGGCTCTGCCTTTAACTAAAAGGCTTGTTGATGCTATAATGAAAAAAGGCATTCCAACATACGCCGTGCCATTGGCAGTTGGCGCTGGGACAGGTTATGGTGCGTTAGATCAAGTAGGAGGCCAAGATGGCTAGAGCGGCAGTTAAGCGCGTAGCGCAGGCAGAAATCAGGGCAGCGAAGAGCTTCCTAGAGCGGCGTGGCTTGGATAGCGATGACGTATCGCCACGCAAGTTTGCTATGGCGGCTAAAGAGCTGGACAAGGGCTTTGCCGATACGCTCAAGATCTTAGCCCGTGAATTATCAGCGGGGAATGTATAAATGAACCGCGCAAGTTTTGGAAAATTAATGTCGGAAGGAAAGAACGTATCAATGTCAGGAGCAAAAAAAATGAAAAAGAAAGTTGTTAAGAAGAAGAAAAAAGCTGTAAAGAAGAGCTACACTAAGAAAGGATACTAAATGTCAGAGGAAAAAAAAGATGTGACTATTCACGTCACTGGCGTATCCATGCGTGGAGGCGTCAAAGATGACAATAAGCGACCTGCTTCAGCAGATCAGGAAAAATCTGGACAAACAAAGGCTGGAGATAGCTGAGAGTATGGCCGATGGTCGGATGTCCGACTTTAGCTCATACCAAAAAAACGTAGGGATCGCAGAGGGCTTAATGCAAGCATCTGAGATTATCCGCGAGACGATCAAAAACATAAATGAAGAGGATGAATGACGTGTCTCATCAACATGATAAAACTTTTACCGACGATCAAACTGAAGAAACAATCGGATTTGATCTACTCCCAATTCCACTGAATTGGAAAGTTCTGGTACAACCCAATCAGGTTAAGACCAAAACAACAGGTGGCATCTTTCTGCCAGAATCATCCAAAGACAATGAAGAATACCTAACTGCCCACGGCGAAGTTTGTGCATTGGGCGACTTGGCATATCGGGACAGGGACACTGGCAAACGCTGGCGTTCTGACGTTAGTCCCAAGGTCGGTGATCGCGTTACCTATGGTAAATACGCTGGTCAGAAAATTGTTATAAAAGGCGTCAAATTCCTTCTGCT